ATTTTAAAGCCTTTATACCAAGCAGGCAACCCTAAAAATGGTCTCTTATCGTATAGATTTTCTTTAGCTGTTTTAGATGATAATTTGTTATAATGTAAAAATACTTGTCCACAATCTTTACCTGTAAACTCTTCTCGCCAATGTTCTAATTCACAACCAGAATATATAAGCATGTCTCCAGGGTTAAGGTCAATTTTAATTCCAGCCTGACCTGTCTTACCTGTTGGGTCTAGATAGATTGACCATGGATCACCACCTAGATTTAATGTTGTTGATATTTCACAAGAGTATCTATCTTTGTGTCTAACTAACACATCTCCTTTTTTATAAATTCTAGCGTATGAATATGTAGGAGATAGTTTTAATCCTGTATGTTTTTCCATAACAGGTTTTACTTGTTCTAATAAAGTTTCCATTGCAGTGTCACTATAATGCGAATAAGTATTTGCAACTTGTTCATCGTTCCATATACCAAAATAGTCTGTAAAAGGTGATATATACTTTTGATCAAATAAAAATCTTGCAACTTTTCTTTTGTTTAAAAAATAATTATATACAAAATTAGCAATCTCTGGTGAGATTGCATTTTTTAAAACAGAGTATTTATTTTTTTGAAACGCCGATTTTTTTAATGACATTTTTACCTTTCAATTGCATTTTAGATTTTAAAAAATTATCTATAAAATTTGGTTTAGTTTTTAAAGGACTAGATTCTAGTATAGTTTTAATAAAAGCTTTTTTCATATCTTTATTTTGCATTTAATACTGCCTTTGGTATTGCTTGACAATTCCAATGTATAAATCTAAATGGCTCATATCCCATATCTACTATGTATTGATGAGGCATATAAGATGGAAAAAACATTGTTNTTCCTGGGTNAACTTTATAATTTATTGTTGACGTTGCATAAGTTAATTTTGTCTTATCTTTTTCTGGTAAAAGATTCATAACATTACCTGGTCTAGGGTCTTCAAATAATGGCATAGATGTAGCCTCACTTGCTTTCAAAAAATAAAAACCAGATATGTGACCATTCCAATGTGTATGTAATGTGTGATGACCAGCACCTTTTTTAGCAAACTCTTGTACCCACATTTCTGTAGTAAATAATAAATAGTTAGTCATATCAAAACCCATTTCAACTAATAAATTATGAGCGGTTGCTCCTACATAATTTTGTAATTTTTTAAATTTAGNATCACCTATCAAACTTGTTGAATGAAATACTTGTCCCATGTCTCCTTTATTTCCAAACTTTTTATTTCGTTTATCAATAGTTGGTTTTAAATTTTTCTTTGCTGCTTCAATATAAGGGTCTGATGCATTATTTAATTCATTAACAAAACCAGGTTCATCACCATACCATATAGGAGACGGAAATATGTCCTCTCTTGATAGTTGTTTTGGAAACATTAATTCTTTTTTTATTTTTTTTTTTTTCATATTTCTCCTATTTATAAGGCCACCCTAAATTCCAAATAACCAAACTATTTCTTTCTCCACTTTTTACTGGACATACTCTATGCCATACAAAACCAGGAAATACAACTAAAGATCCTTTAGGTAATATTTCAGTGCATTTTTTAATATGGGGTTTTTTATTTGGATCTATATTTCTAAAATCAAATTCTAATTCACCACCTTTATATTTTTTTGGATCTGTTAAAGTAACAGTTACAGATAACTTTCTAATTTTGCCGTTTGATGGATCTCCTTGTTTTCTTTGATAAGGTTGATCCCAACCATCACAATGCCAATCATAAAATTGACCTTTGGTATATTTTGTAAACTGACAAGACTCACTAAAGTCCCATTGAAAATTCCAACCAGCACTAGCGTTCGCTTGATGAATATAAGGGTGTATTTCGTTATATATCCATCTGTCACTCATCCAAACAATATCAGAATTTCTTTTCTTTTTTAAATTTTTTGTTTGTTTTGCATTTAGTTTTTTATCACCATATCCACCAGTCACTGCCATTTGATCTTGCAATTGTTTTCCGTAACGAACAATTTCATCACAGATACGTTCTGGAATTGCTGATTTAAAATACCAATAATAATTTGTTAAATTCATATTCTTTCTTTTACCACCATAAAAATAATATATTTTATTATTAACTTATTGTCAATATTAGGTTGGCCACGTTCCTTGTTGCAATAATCTCATTTGAGTTTTTAAATTCCATACACCACTTGCTTTGTTTATTTCTTTTACGACTACAATTCCTGATCCACCTGCTCCACCAGATCCTCTAGTAGTGCCATCATGATTATAACCTCCTCCACCACCGCCACCGCCAGTGTTTGTGCTTCCTGTTGAACCAGTACCACCACTTGTGTTACCACCAGCTGCACCACCACCTGTTCCACCACTGCCTGGAGCTCCATTGCCGTCAGGATTTGGATAATTGTGACCAGCACCAGCTCCACCACCTCCAGCATATACTCCTGAATTAGGTGTTCCTGGAAAAATTGGACTTACATTTAGACCTGATCCACCAGCTCCACCTGTTCCCATAGTTGTACTAGTTGCACCTGCTCCATCAGCTCCACCTCCACCGCCTGAAGTTACAGTTGTTCCACAAGATTTACCTCCAGTGTTACCTTGAGGTGGACTTACGGGAGGTGTATTACCAGCGCCACCAGCAGGACTGCCACCACCTCCTGAACCTCCTGCAACACCAACAGCATTTCCACCGCCGCCACCGCCACCTCCAGCAGCGCTGACCGTAGTAGAATCGTTACCTGTTACAGATGAAACACTTCCATTAGTACCTGGATTATCTGATGGAGCTGGAGCTGGACTTGTTCCTCCTGCTCCTCCACCACCAATTATAACTGGTACATTTGAACTTCCATTAACAGGAACTTCTACAATTCTTAAACCACCACCTCCTCCACCAGAAGCGTGTGTTCTACCTCCACCGCCACCACCAGCGACAAGTAAAGTTTCAACTAATCTAGTTCCTGCACGTGTAGTTACTGTTCCTGTAGATGTTTTAACTGTTTGAGTATTTTCCCCGAAAGAAATTATGTTGACTGGTCCAATTATTCCGCCGTTTTGCGCCATAATTTAAACCTCCTAAGCGTCGTTTATGACTTCATATGATACAAATAAATCTAGATCACCAGCAGCGCTTGCTCCACCTTTTAGTATGTCACCTTCCATAAGATAGATAGGTGTATCGACCAATACTAACGTTGCGTCAGCTGGGACTGAAACTGTTTTTGCTAAATAAACTGTTGCGTCTGCTCCAGTTGTTGTAACTCCTGTTGTACCAGAACCCATTCCATCTACAAACAAACTTACGTCTGCTGCACTTGTTCCGTCAACGTTTGCTACTGTTACTCTATTTAATTTTACGACTACGTCTGCTGCTACTGTCATCAATGTGTCAGTTGCTGTTGCAGATAAATTCCATCCAGCGTTACCGCCTAAGATTGTTGTTACTGCTACTATATTTGGGTTTGCCATAATTTAATCCTTTTATCCGAATACTATTGCCATTGCAATAGCTTTTCCTGTTGTTATACCAAAAGTTGATGTCGATGTAAACCCTAGAGTTCCAGCTCCATCTGTTGTTACTAAAGCTTGAGAAGCAGAGCCTACAGCTGCTGGTAATGTTAATGTATAAGAAGCTGCAACAGTCGCTGGAGCGTCAATTCCTACATATTCTCCACCTGTATTATCTCCCAATCTTAAATCACCTTCTCCTGCAATAGTTAAATGATTTCCATCAAAAACTAAATTAGCTGAAGCTCCAAAAGCACCACTATTATTAAATTGAATTTGTGTATTTGATCCTGCTGGAGTTGCTACAGTATCTATTTCAATCTCATAAACACCTGTGTTAGTTGCAACACCATCTAAATAAATAGCTTTCCAACCTTTATTACCTGTTGCAAAAGTTACGGTAGCACCTGAACCAGATACTGCTTTTAATTGAACTGTTTGTGAACCTGATGTACTATTTTTAATAAAATAAAAATTTTCTGTAAGTAACGGAAACGTTACAACTCTACTTCCAGATATTGATCCCGTTAATTCTATAACTCTTTGTTGAGCAGTACCTGTTAAAGCACCATCTGCTATTGTCAAAGCTGTTGGTGTTCCTGAATCAGTTACGGCTTGAGAATTATATCCACCAGTTAACTGTTCAATAAGACTTAAATTAGCATTTGTTTTTGTTCCCCAGGTACCGGC